CATACCAATAATGGTATCCATCTTCTGAGTAAACCCTGTAACATTAATTTCATTTGGTTCTGGAAGTTCTACGTCATCATAGACACCAGCCCTGATGTCTTTCTCCATATCAATAGGACTACGATAGATCAGATGTGTGTACCTGTCAGCATTTCTAAGGTCAGTTGCATAGTAAGATACATAGAACTGATCAATAGGTATGAACTCTGAGACAGGCCGTTTCAGTGTAGCACTGTAGTAAACCTTCTTGAATGCAGAACCTATCAAGGGGAGATGGAACAACATTCTTTCGAACTCATCAAAGTATTCTGGCATCTGCTCAGTTACCTGATAGTTCATGAAGTTCTGTACCCTGTTGGCTTGCATCTCTTTCTCAGGGGTAGACTTACCCATGATGTTTGCCTTGACAGGACCACTGGCAGGAAAGAGTTCTGCTGAAGCCTTGGATTGAAACTTAACTGCTGACTCTATCAGAAGTGGGTGTACGGCTGTACATGCGCCATCAAAGGGATCTGTTCCCGGCTCCAGCTTAAGACCTAGCAGATCAAAGCCACGCTCAAACATAGATTCCCATTCAGCCCTTGAATCTTTATCAGCTTGGAAGCTATCAATAACATTGTCAGCTATCTCATCTAAGTATTCTGGATCTAAGGTATCTGATAAATTATCATACCACTCTTCTATAGCCTGTGAAGGAGACATCTCAATACTCTCTTCTCCAGACAAGTCTACGATTACTCCACCATCTGTAGGATCAACTTCAAAGGTAGCATTTATTTCTTCTTCCTCGACTGCTGCCATAGGAACTACATTGCCTAGTTCTTCTGGTTTCATATCATATGGGTTGCGTTCAGTTGCCATTGTCTATCCTATGGTTTATTTATCATTGCATTAATTTCTGCACGAGTTTTATTAGGGTATATATATTCAAGTGATTTTCTTTCATAAAAGTTTTTTAAGTCACCTGTGTTATCTAAAGACTGTAAACCTGAAAAATAATCTTTCATGTAGCTTTTCTTTTCTTCTTCTTTCTTTACTTCTTTTTTCTTTTTTTCTGGTTTATCTGAAGTAGTAGATACATCATTACCATAATCAATATTAGGTGTAGGTGTTCTTAAAGAAAGAGATCTATCAGCAGCTACATCAAATTCTAATCCATTCTTTGTTCTGTAAACTCCTATAGGTTTAGGAAGCATTCCTAATGGTCCCGGTAAACCAAAACTTAAAACTTTCCCTATCGTTGAATCAGATACGCTTGTAGGAATAAACTCATCTCCTTGAGACTTTGCAAAAGATTTCATAGATTCTATAGTCTCAGGAGTTAAACTTTTTCCACCAGTTAACTTAGAAATACCTTTTTCTATATAATTTAATAAACTACCAAGAGTAGAACCTTTATCAACAGATTTTTCTTCTTTCTTTACTTCTTTTTTCTTTTGATCTTTTAATAATTTTTGTAATCCCTCTTCTGCTCCTATAACAGATTTTTCAAAAATGTCTTCTAGAGTTCCTTCTGGACCACCAAATCTCCAACCTTTACTAGGATCATCTCCTTTTATATCCCCTAACCAACTACTTCCACTAGCAGCAGCATTAAAGTTTGCAAGGTCTTCAGGAGACATATTAGCTATAAAGTTTTCAACACCGTCCCAACCACCTTTCCCACCTACTTTTCCATACAAAGAACTTAGTAAAGCATTTCTAGCTGTATCACTTAAAATATTCTGAGCCATCCTTCCTGCGTTTTTGGTATCCTTGTTTGCTTGATATATATTCATAAGTTCAACTGGACTATAACCAAGTTCTTTGTCTTCTTCTAATTCTTGTATTGTTTTAGAAGGTCCACGCATTGCTCCTAACTGTGCTTTTGCTTCTTCAGTTGTCCAATCATCCTCTCCAGTTGGACCAGTAGCTTGATTAGCAGCTTCTTCAGCAGCAGCCATCTGATTATACTCTGCTGCTATTCCTTCATCCCAATCACCTAAACTACCACCAACATCTCTATAAATAGTAGAAAGACCACCACCTGTTTTTCTATTTGTCTCTGCACCCTTAAGAAGTATGTTTAAGGTGTCATATATTGCTCTCGCTTCTTTAGAACCTGTTAAACCCTTTATTGCCATGTTTAGGTCTTTAAAAACTTCATCTTTAGCATTAGGAGATAAATTAGAATGCTTTATTCTATGATCAGCTATGACTTTTGCGTACTCAGAATCTCTTTTTTCCATATCCTCTTTTTCTGCCTGTTCTTTTTCCCAATCTTCTGCCCACTTTCTCTCAACATTTTCCTTTACTATATTTATACGCTCTGGTTTGCCATGTAAAAAACCTAAAGGATTTCTTTCTATTACAGGAGTAAAAGAACTCTGAAGTGCTGCTCGTGTTTGTTCTTGTTTAGTAAGAGGTTTACCTGTTAAAATATTAAATCCGGGGTATATACTACCAGCAGTATTAATAGCATGTTGTCGTTGTCTTTCTTCTTCCTTATTTTTAGCTTCTTCTCCTGCCTTATAATGCCAATACTTATCTGCTCTTTCTTTAATTTCTTCTCTTTTCTCTTTTTCTTCTTTTTCTTCTGATGCCGACCTATCTTGCATATCTTTAACTAGACTAGGTATTCTTAATGGATTGTCCCTATCTTTCCAAAAATTTATAATTCCTCTTCTTTCTTCTTCTCTATTTAATCTATGTAAAGGTTCTAAAGGAGTTCTTGTAAAAGAAGGTTGGTCATTTCCAATAGATGGTGGAGAAGGATTAAGTGCAGCAGACTGTCCTTGTGTTAAACCCGGATCTGTAAAATCATTTTCATCACCTAGATCTCCACTACTTACAGAATCTTCTTCAGCAGTAGCAGCATCCATAGCTTGATCTATATTATCTTGAGTATAATCACCATAAAAACCAAAATCACCACCATTCTCACGATAAACTATTCTAGGGATACCTTGTCCATAGACAGAAGTAATAGGTAGAGGACCACCTTGTTCACGGTAGATTGTAGGAAGACCACCCTGACTCATAGGAGAAGCAAAAGCACTGGTAGCATCGGGATCAGCAAAGGCACTGCTTCTACGTCTGTTCATATAGGCATCATCAAGACCACCACCGTACTGACGTTCCATAGGTGATACACCTAGCTTTGCATGTAGAATATTTTTAGAATCTCGCATAGATATCCCCTTTACTGTTTGCCTTTATTATATCACAGTTTTTTTATATCGGCAAATTAAAACGTCCAGTAAGTTTTGCTAGGCTGTTTAGGTTCGTCTTCCCATTCAGGATCATCGGGGTGTTCTAAGTGCCACGACTCCTTCATGTAGTGTATAGCCATTGTCATGGCATCCACCTGATCATCATGAGCAGCATTGGGAAACCGTATTAATTCCTCTATGAGGTCTTCTGACCACTTCTTATTGTTGGGTATCCATACTCTACCTGCTTCCATGATAGGTGAAGCTGCATAAACTCTGGATACCTTATCTCTATCTGGGGTGTATTCCATAACAGGCAACCCTGCCCTACGCATATCCTGTATGAGTGACTGACCACTTGCCTTTTTCTCTATCATACATACGTCAGGCTTGTTATCAGCGTACAATCTCTGTGCAAGTCTGCGTAGTTCTGGGTATTCATACCTACCTTTGACGTTACCTAGCAGTATTAGGTTGGCAACATAGTTCTCATACCCACTATCATCTTGATCATACATGTAGAATATGCCCCATGTCTGGATTACACTGTAATCAGCCGTGGTTCTGGTGGAAAATGCGGTATCATAGGTCTGTATTATAAATTCACAGCTAGGTGGGTCTTCTTCTTCCCACTCTTGTATCCATTTCTTCTTGATTAACCCACCTTCTTCTGGAGTAGGGTCTTGCATGTACAGTGAGTTCCAATATCTGCTACCATTACTAGCTTTTATCTCATGTTCGTCTACCCTGAGTACGTCATCTGGCTTCCATTCAGGGAAATAACTGCCACCTACGGGTAATTCTAGCAGTTCTGCTGCATCTTCGTCCAGCCATGCAGGTATTTTCACTACATCCCACGGTATTATGTCGTAATCACCCATGTTTTCTTCTTG